CGTCCGATCGATTGAAGAACTTTGACCTGAGACTTGGAAGGACTAGCGAAAATGATATTATGCAAGTTCCGAATATTAATGCCAGTGCTAAAAGTTCCAAGACTTGCGACAATAATTGCATTCTTCTGTCCCTCTACTATTCCTCTGATTTGCTCACGATCGGTGGCATCTACTTCACCCGATACATAGAATACCTTCCGATCATCGTCTGCCACTTCTTTCACTTGGTCATAGAGTAACTTGCCGTGTTTCTCCACGAACTGGAACAAGACTAACGTATTCCCCTCCTGAGATGTGGCAAGATTCGTGACGAACCGTAATCTATCGGGGTTAGTAACTATGTAGTCAATCTCTTCCTGATAAGATTTATCTGCCATCATTTCACAGATGTCATTATGGTAACGCAGTAACAGGACAGATATGTCCAGTTCTGCCAAGGTTTGACTTTCCATTAGTTTTACGGTGGTCGTCACCGTGAATGTGGGGCCGAATAAACCTTCTAGTACTAATTTGTTTGTCTCTGTACCGTCTAGTGTACCAGTCGTACCCCATCTATAAGAGGCATTCACACACTTGTCCATCATGGTCGCAAGTGACTTCGCCTTAAATAGATGTACCTCGTCACCAAACACACTGTCAAACTGTTCGAACCATTCTGCTCCAAATCTGTAGATAGACTGCCATGTAGAGACGATGATTCTTTTATCCGTTACCTTCTCCTTACCAGAGTAGATACGGTGTACATTATTCTGTACATCATAACCATAGTCTTCAAAGTCTTTGTACATCTGTTCTACCAGACTTGTTGTAGGAACAATAATAAGTGTCTTACCCTCGGTTCGTTCCTGAACCCATCGCATTAGATTATAGATGATGAAAGACTTACCTGACCCTGTTGGGGATAACAGTAACGCCCTCTTCTGTTCTATACCGTGGACGATCGCATCGTACTGATATCCACGTGGTTCGAATGGCGCATCGTAGTCTTTGAGTTCTTTCATCAAAGATGGGTGGTCAACTTTATTCTTGACTTCGGGGTGACCGTACTGGTCGTTGTCCATTAACTGTAATGGGTAGAACCTGTCCGCACAGAATTTCTTCAGATGTTTGTATAGTCCAACAGGTAACGTCTTGGTCACCATGTTGTATAACTTTATCTTACCGTCCCATCGTCTTGCTTTAAATGCAGGCATGAAACGATAGCCAGGAACAAAGAACGAGAAGTAGTCTCGTAGTTCCTGACTCTGATGTGCATTACAATCCACCATCAATAGTGAATGGTTCTGCAATCCTATGCGAATCTGATTATCCATTCAGTAACTTATTCAACTCAGTGTAACCACCTACGTAACACCACTTCTCATCTTCTACTACAAAGATCTGTGGCACGGTACGAAATTGTAATTTAGCGATATCCTGTAATCGTTCTTGTTCCTTAACACTAACTTCGGTCAAACAACGATACTCGTATTCTAACTCTCTTCTTTCCAATGCTGATTTCGCCTGTGTACAGTACCCACAGGCAGGTGTTCCTATTACGATATATTTCATTATGATCCTGCCTCAAATTGTTTCCATCTGATCATGTTACCGATCGTTTGGTGTCTCCAGTTAATGTTATTTACTATTTCATTAAGTGTCTCAATTACGGTCTTTAGGTACGCAATCTTCTCCTCACTACGTTGAATCTCTGGGTCAGAGTCGTAGTAATGATCCATTTCGCCTTTGAGGATTTTTAGACCCCCGAACGGATCTGGTTCCCACCCTTTTGATTTAAGAGTGTTCTCGTCCATCTTGCCATTGTAGTACAACCATTTGTCTTTCAACAAAATCTTCTGTACGTGTTCTGCACGTTTGAGTGACAACTTGGCTGTGGATATGTACTGCAAATATTTTGCATGTAACATCGGGGTGTTACGAGACGTTTCGTCTAATTGATGTGTTGGGATTTGACAGTCTGTCTTCCACTCACTCAGTATTGCTTCTAAATCTAATTTCATAATTTAATCCTCACATTGTATATAGTCAATCATATCTTCCCAATAATCTTGGTTGTATCCTAGTGTATAGGACAATGTCATTCTCCAACAATCAGTGTATGCACAATGATATGTTACTGGCACATCGTTACTATAACTTGCAAAATACCCAGCTTTGCAACTCCAACCTTTCTTGTCTTTCATTGTAATTACTTTATCATTTTCAATATCATACCACTTGAACCAACCATCTCCAGTTTCACTCCAAGTAAACACTACATTGTAAGCGGAAGCGTTAGCGTTATTATGCCAATCGATAAATCCTTTAGGGGGGTATAGTTGAGACAATGCTGAAGAATCCAATCCCAATTCGTTGCGAAGAGAATTATTTATTTCGTCAAAATCTTTATGGTATTGTTGCGGATTATTACCTTTATAGTGTTCTGGTTTTAGTGCGTATGATGAAACGCCTCTAGGCGTGCCGTTGTGTTTTCTACCCATAGCAACCACCTTACGCAAGTACTCTTCAGAAATGCCATTTAAATCTCCGTCTTTGAGATGTTGATTTGTCTTTGTAACATCATACTTTTCACGGTAGAGATAACGAAATCTTTCTAATATATCAAGAACACGAGGGTTCTTCAGTTCAATAAATTGCATATTAATTTAGTATAAAGTCAGAGAATCTAAATTCCACGTTAAAGGTTAAGTATTGTACAGTTGTTGTGTTAGCGGTCAGAGCAATTGAACTAATGTTAGTCGGTATGCAATCCTTATATCTGATCTGTACGTTAGAGTTATTATGACTAGACAGGATACTGACGGTAATGTCTTGGTGTGTATCGAAACTATTATCTGTCCGTGATGTGCCGTTGAGATTAATCGTTGACTCCAACCAACCCTGCATTTCTTTGTACGACTTCATATCTTCGTCTAGTATAATATCTAGTGATAAACTACCGTAAGTAATTTTGTCACCCGCCAAAGGTAGGGACGTGATTCTTGGTGTACCCAGTTCTAATGGAGAAACTGTACTGCCAGGATGTGTTACACCTTGTGCGAAATACTCAAGGTTCGGGTAGTTTTTCCTACTTATTATAACACGGAATCCAGTAGGTTGCAAGTAATTTTTATTGTCGGTTAATGTTGCCATATAATAGTTCTCCTGTACCCTTCTATTTATACTCGTTATAAACCCTAAATTAGGGGTTGACAAACTTTGCTACATACTGTATAATGTGTAACAGATGATGAGGAAAGTAAATGATTTTAGAACATAAAGATGCGTTATACGCAGCAAATGCTTTTGATGAGTTCTTCGGGAACATCGAACGCATTGATGAATACATGAGACAGGTCAAGATGGAACGTATGGAATCCTTTCCGTACTCTCTGCCAGGCATGGGGCCTGAAGAAGACTTGTTCAGTGATTTCGATATACATCCTTCAGAGATGGAGTTTGTAATACAAGAATCTCCCGCAAATCAATTCATGTCCTATATGGAAATTGTTACGTCCGCACCTGTGGAGGCATCGATCCCAGGCAAGGGACTGAAGTGGGTGATCAAAGAAAAGAACACTAACAAAGTTATCGGTATGATTCGTTTCGGGTCTCCTACTATTAATAGTAGACCACGGAATGAATGGTTAGGACGACCACTAGACAGTATGAATCCAGAGGTTATGAAAAGGTTCAACGACTCCGCAATCATGGGGTTCAACATTGTACCTACTCAACCGTTCGGATACAACTATCTTGGTGGTAAGTTACTGGCCGCAATATGTTGTTCCCACTACACACGTGAAGCATTGAACAAGAAGTACAACAGTAACTTCTGTATGTTCGAGACCACTTCGTTATACGGATCAACTAAGTCTGCTTCGCAATACGATGGTATGAAACCATTCTTGCGATTCAACGGTTTGACAGACTCAAACTTCTTACCACTTATCAATGACGACACTTACCGCAGACTAAGTGCATGGTTCATTGAGAAAAACGGTGGTGAACCCTTGGTTCCTGTTGACGCCTCATCTCGTAAACTAAAAACACAAACCAAGATGGCATCTATCATCAAAGCCTCTCTCAAAGTTCATGATGAAGTTGCCTACAAGAAGTTCTGTCAAACCTACTCTAATGCAAAGGATCTGACCGAACAGAAACGTTCGTTCGTGTCCACATATGGTTACGAGAATGTACCCCAGTACTTGAACCTAGAAACAGATACATTGATCAAGAAAGAAAACTTTGACAGATTCTCTCTTGAAGGTGTTACTGAATGGTGGCGTAAGAATGCCGTCAAACGTTATGACAAACTCAAGAGTGAAGGTCGTCTGAGACGTACCGTGGAAACATGGAATGTAAATGCAGATGATATCGATATTATTCGATAAAACGCTTGACATTTGTTTTGAAATGAAGTATAATGAAGTTTAAATTATAGAGAGATTATATTATGGCTATGCGAGTTAATCGTTTTCGGAAGATGAACTATTCAGATTTTTCCGTACCCCACACTAAGTACCATTCAGTTGTCGCACCCTTTCAAAAGGCAGACCTTGCGTTCCAAGCGAACAAGTTTTCTCGTTGGGATGAGAGTCAGAAACGTGCATACATGACATCATTGATCTGTGGTAAAGCACCTTCTAAGTTTATCTTTGCGGATGTTGATGCCTGTCTAGAAGCGGCAACAGAGAACGGAGTCAGGGAAGACATAAAGTACTTTCAATACTGGAAAGACAAAGGTGTCAAGTATTTGAATATCGATTCAAACAACCGTAACAATGTTATCACGTCTTTCATGGAAAGTAACGTGACCATTCGTCATGGTGAGTTCGATATAGACGGTGCGAAGGTTATTGTTGATTCTGAGTGTGATACTTATGATACCCTGCCCCAAGTTATAAGAGATGCCTTCGATGAAGCAATGGTGTCCATCTCAGTGTACACCGATGCGACACGTGAGGAACTCTCAGATTTGTTCATCTGTGTTAACGAAGGTAAACCACTAACCAAGATGGAGAAACTAAATTCTTACATCACGACTGTTGCGAATACAGTACGTGAACTAACAGAGAAACACGAAGACTATTTTGCGAAACAAAGTAAGTGGTTCAGTGACACGGCACTCAATCGAAGACACGTTGATGAGATGATTGCAGAATGTGCATATGTGTATGCATACGGTATAAAGAAAGGTATTCGCATCGAAGATCTATACCGTGACGGTTCGGACGGTGAAAGTACTATGTCGTCTTTCCGTAAGACATTTAATGCCTTCATGAAAGATGTTATGTCCGAGGATGCATTTGCAATCGCAAACAGAAACTCTGTGTTTGATCTGTTTGTTATTTACATGGAGTTGCGTAACAAGAAGATGAAGATCAAGAACAACGAAGAGTTCTTAAAGTCTTACATCAAAGTTATCTCCAACCTCATCCTTGATGAAGAGTACTATGAAGTGCCTGGCGCACAAGAAATGAAACAGTTCTCTAAGATGGTAGGTGGTCGTCAGTGCGGTAACAATCAGAAACGTAATGAACTAATCATGAAGTCTTTTGATGTAGAATCACTAACAACCAAACTAGACTCAAAGCGTACCTACAATGCGACCGAGAAAATGGTTTTATCTGCGTTAGGTGATTTCAAGACTCCCGAAGGTCATGATGTTGAGTTGTCGAAACTACACACGAATGCCTATCATGGTGGTCATATAGAACCACACGCTGACGGTCACCAGACAACTATAGAAAATGGTGTTATCCAAACAGCAGAAGATAATCTAAAATTAGGAAAGAAAAGTTTAGAAAATGCTTGACATTAGTATGGGTTCTGTGTTATAATATACCCATATTATGCGGAGTTAGTATAATGATTACGTTAGGTGTCCAACCTAAAGATGGAGGTTCAAGTCCTCTGCTCCGCTCCAATCTCTCTCTTACCCCTCTTCGGAGGGGTTTTTATTGCCCATAAAAAAAGGGACTCCGAAGAGTCCCTCTAAAATGTGGTGAGTTAACCTCACTCTTATTTTTGTGTATCTTATGAAGTAGCGTTGAGGATGTTGTCAACACGGAAGATACGGTAGTACTGGTTAGACTTAACAGCAGCAAGTCCGTCAGCAGCAGTTGCACCAACAAATGGGTTAGAAGCCATGCCGTAGCGAGTCTTGAAACCGATTTTTGGTTGGAAAGTGTCTTCACTAACCGCTTTAACCATTTGTAAAGGTACATATGGGCAGTAGAATAGACCACTGTCATAAGTGTTAGTACCTTTGTAACCTACAGTAACGTAGTTTGCAGTTGCATATGGATCGATGTATACTTTGATACGACCGTTCAATAGACCAGCAAAAGTGTTACCAGTATCATCTACTTGTAGGTTGTTGTTGATAGCAGGACTGTAGTCTAAAGAACCAGAAGCAGCAAGTGCAGTTGCAACGTCTGAAGAACAGATTACAACGTTACCTTTACCACGGCGAGTTTCTTTAGCGATAGTGTTTGCTTCACGATCGATCTGTACAGTTAGACCTTTGAACTTCTCAGCAGACCAACGACCATCAGCATCAGTTGATAGATCGAAGATACCTTTAGTAGTTACGTTAGACTGTAACGCACCAGTTTTTGCCTGACTGTTGATAGTACGGATAACTTCACGGTTGATTTCCGCAAGGATCTCAGTTGACAAGATGTTCGCCAACTCAGTCTCAGCGTCTAGACCGTGGATTGCTTTAAGGTCTTGAGCAAGTTCAAGCGAGTATTCCGCTTTCAATGCACGTGACTTAGCAGTTACAGTTGCTTTCTCGATTGAGAAACCCATTTCGTTGAATGCAGTACCACCTGAAGAACCAAGTCCTTCAGCCTCAGCAGTAGCCATACCACCAGCAAACGTACCAGTTACACGTTGATCGTCAACAGAACTATCTGTATCAGTGTCAGAAATACCAGCAAAACCAGAAGTTTGTCCATCAACGTGAGAAGATGTTGCAGTACCGCTTGAGTCACCAGAGAAAGCAGTGTTTGCTTCGTTGAATAGTGCTTCAGTACCGTCTTGAGCATTGTAACGTGATTTCATTGCGAAGATAAGACCAGTTGGGCCATTCATCGGTTGAACACCACACACATCATATGCGATTAGGTTAGGCATTGCACGGCGTACTAGAGAGATCAATACTGGATCCCAGTTCGCTACTGAAGAACCTGTTGAGTTAGTTGGAGCAGCTTCTGTCATGAAACCTTGTTCTGCACTACGTGCTTCCGCAAGTGCTTTCTCTTGGTTTTCTAGAACAGTTGCAGTTACCGCCATACGGTGACGGTCTGTGATTT